GGATGTAGCATACATTGTCTTTAACGCCATTAAAACCACCTTCTACGCCTTTGCTTTGAAAGAACCTATCATAAATCCAATGCTCTTTAGTAACAGGGTTTAAAATAAGTATTACTCTATTCTGTATATTCTTTTCTCTAATGCTAAGATCTATTGTATCAAAAGTATTTTCATCAATAAGCTCTTCAGCTTCATCTAATACCCAACAACTAATACCTTGCAATGATTTTAAACTAGCTGTCTGATTCCCTGCTGATGTCTTAATCCCTCTAAATAAAATATCACTTTTGCTTTTTGTGTTAATTACTTCTGATTTGTTTACATAGAACAATTCATCCTTATATCCTAGTAGTCCTATCTTTTGCAAAAACTCAGGTATAATTGACAAGTGAGCAGACACCATAGTGTATCTGGTGAACAATACTCTTATACCCTTTACCATTGTGAGTAATGTTAAGAATACTGTAACTGCAAATGACTTACCTGATCCCCTACCGCCTGTTATAATAAAGTAACGACAATCAGATTCAAATAAAGGATTGTATTTATGATTCAGTCTCAGTTTTGTAGAATGTTATTAATGGCATATGTATAGGTTCATCTCCTGACGTTACATCTATTTTATTAGTTTCATTCATTCCTAAAATGTTTTTAGCTCCGTGTATTACAACTGATGGTACCTTGTCTTTTATACATTCATAGAATTTAGACTTAACAAAGTCTTTGGCTATTAAGTCAACATCTTGTACTGCTTGTGCAAACTCTTGATCTTCCTTTAGCCATTTATAATAGTTTGTTCTTGATAAGTCTGTTGATTTTAAAGCCGTAGTTACTACACCTAGACTTGACTCTAGTGCTTTTAACATCTGTTTCTTTGCGATTTGTGTTCTATTTTGTTCCATTTATTTTTTGTATTTTTCTTCTAAAATTAAAGGGACTGTTGTTTTCCAATTAATATTATGGTGCAATCTTGCGTTACTTGTTTTCATCATACTAACATTAACACTTGAAGGTTGAAAAATAACAGTATAAAAACTTTTAACATAAGTTCCTCTATCTTCATATATATCAGTCATTCCACCTGCATTACTTTGTGTCTGTTTCTGTATAAGTGATAAAACAGGAATAGTAAGAAATAAAAATCCTTTACTTGCTGAATTTGTATAGGTATTTACATCTTCATTTATTCTACCATTAAATTTAAAAGGTCTGTCTGTTGAGCAAAGAAAACTGTTCATACATTTTCTTTTACTAAATCTGTACGCACCTTTTCCATTGTCAATACCACCTATAAAATCACCGCCCTGTGCAATAGCTATACTTTTTGCGGAAATTGTTTTATAATAATCTAACAATAAGTTAAATATACTATCTAAATTTTTGACTTCACTATGTATAAATTTATTTTTAACGATTAGCTTGTATTGAAACAATGTATAATCATCATCAAGTTGCATAAAATATTTAATTCCTAATTCTTTAGCTATATTAAAACAAGCATTTCGTGCGTAAACTATACTTCTTCTATCCTCAAAATTATCTGCTTCATCAAAAGTTTTTGCTATTGCTTTCTTATCAAACATTATAACTTTATCACCAAAATTCTTGTAATATGTATCTGCTGACTTATCTTCATTATCAATTACTATATAAATATCACCTGTGTAACCTTGATTTTTGATTGTATTATAAGTAACAACATTATCAGGTCTTCCGTGTGTCAATATAAAAACTGCAAAATCTTTATTCTCCATATTCTTCTGCGTATAATTCTTGAACCTCTTTACTTAGCTTAACATAACCATTTTCAATAGCTTTATTAAAATCAATTATAACTAAAGCACTATCTTCCATTAATTCTTGAACTTCTTTATTTGAATGAGCGTAAAAGTCTGCAATACTTCTATAGTTAAACACAGTATGCCTATAAGCAGCTTTTATTAAAAATTCTTTTTCTTCCTTTTCTATATTAGAAATCCCTATCTTTTTTATTAGCTCTTTTACTTTATCTTCATTGTAAAGTTCTTCTTCTTTTGGCTTTTCATTTTTAGGTTCATAAGTAGGGGCTTCAATATTCTTTGTATAAACTTCTTCTTCTTCTTTTATATCATCTTCATTCTGCCATACATCTAAACCCCATTCTGCTAATTGTACACTATCCCATTCATTAGCTAACAAATCCCATTCCCATTCACCAAAACCAACATTATCTTTTACTATAAACTCTTTCTTTTGTTTTTCAGTTAGTCCTTCAGCTATATCTATCCATACTTCTTTAAGTCCTGCATCTTTACTTGCTTTTAATCTCATATTGCCACCAAGCACCATCATATTTTCATCAACTACTATTGGTCTTAACTTTAGCATTTCGGGAAACTCTTGTATTGACTTTACTAACTTCTTAAATTTATCATTCTTAATGATTCTAGGGTTGCTAGGGTTTCCCTTTACTTTACTTATCTTAACTTGTTGTTTCATATTATATAATAGAATTATTTGTTATTTATTTAAAAGTCCTCATTTATACCCCTTTCGCCTATTAGCTTTTCTTTTGCTCCATCCCATAACATATCACGTCTTTTACTTAGTGATGGCTCTGTACGTTTTAGGTTTGGCATTCCTTCTACAGGCTCACTATCCATATACTTACCACAACCACATTTAACATCAGTTACCCATTTTCCATCAACAAAGATAATCTTAGCCTTTGCTACTTCTTTTTCTTCTTTACCGCATTCACAAGCATATAAAGTCATTGCTCACTTTTCTTATACAGTTTGTCTAGCTCAAAGTGTAAATGGTTTATTGCTTTTTGTATATCTTGTTCAGCAGGATTGCCCTCTTTCTTTCCTGCTCTTAGTAGGTAAGAAACTGCAACCCCACAATTGTAAGATAAGTCAAAGTCCTCTACTACTTTTCTAGCTGAGTAGCCATACTTAGTTCCTGAGTAGTAACTTGGTTCTGTTGTTTCTTTATAATCTATCGGCATCATCTAATTTTTTAATATTATTATATATTTCAGCGTTGTGCTTTTTTGTAATTCTATGTTCTGTGTAAAGTATAAAAATTCCTATTATTGCTATTATGACAAATAGTATTATTTCAATCATTTTCTAAAAGTTTTAATAATTGTTGGCTCGTATAGATTCTATCATCTCCACTATAATTTTCATATATACAAGTAAAGTTTTCATCTTCACCTTGATTCCAAGTCCAAAGGCTTTTCACATTCTTTTTGATATGAAACCTTAATACAGACTTAATTGATTTGTATGTTTTTTTATTCATTGTATTTTTTATATAGTTTTTTTATTCCATCAAAGCAGGTTGATATGCAAGAACTACAATTAGTGCCAGTATCATAATTAGTGTTGTATATTGTATTATATGTCTCTATCATACGTTTTTTAGCTGCTACATTCTTTGCTCTTCCTGTTTTTAAGTCTTTCCACATATCTAAGATCTCATCTATAATCTCTTGTGGTAAATCATCAGGAGCTGTTACTTCTGTAGTTTTATCCCAATACTTTTGAGGACAAGCCATAGGGGCAATTCGTGCCTTGATTTTCATAAAACATTTACAAACGGAGCAATTTCCGAGTAATTTTTTATAGTAAACACAACCTTTGCAGATTGCTATTCTATCTTCATAGACTTCATCAGGTACAAAAAATTTATTCATTTAATTTCTTTTTAAGTATTGTTCTAACTTTATCTATTGTAGTAAAAAGGCTGTTACGACTTATGCTTGTTTTCTTAGCTAGTGAATCAAGTGTGTTCCCTTCATAATAATACAATTCAAACACCTTTTTATCATACCAAGAAAACTCTTCTAAAGCTACATCAATTTCTTGTAGTTTTAGTAATTGAGTATTGTCTATTTTTTCAGTAGGCAAATTGTAAATGTTTTTATGATTTGGAATATCAAAATCCATATTATAACTGCCAAAAGTTTTACTGTTAGAATAAGAACCACCATCAATATGCGTATAATACTTTTCATACTTGTAAAAAAAATTACTTCTTGTACTTGATAATGCCCTGCGTAATGCTACTGCTCCATACTTAGTAATTCCTTTTATTCCATCTTTGTCGTAAATTTTCTTTAAACTTTCTGGGTTCATCTGAAGGAAATACAGCATAAGTTCCTGAACAGCGTTGTCAATTTTATTTTTATCTGTTGTAATTCCATAAGCCATTTCATTAAACTTATCTGAGAGCTTTGCTATTTCTTCATAAATATCAGTCATCTTGTGGTTCTATTCTATCAATCTTGTCTACAGTTTCTTGTAACAACTCATCAAGCACTACTTTGTAAGCTCTAAGGACTGCTCTGTTTCCTTTAGTTTCTAAGGCTGCGAAATAACCATTTGTTGCAACTGATACGTTGATTGGTATTATCATCAGCCAGTCAAAGAAGTTATGCTCTTTTGTTCCTGATCCATATGAATTATGGTACTCTAAAATAATATCAATGACTTCTAAATAATTTTGGTATCTTGCCTTTGTGCTTGTTTCTTTTACAAACTCTTCACACATTAATAAATAAGTTTCTATAGCTTGTTGGTGTTCTTGGTTTGCATAAATCGTTTTTCGCATACGCAAACTTATGATAAAAGTTTACTCGATTCCTTTATCTTTTTTTAACTTTTCAACAAGGTCTTTGTAATAACTGATTTTATCCTCATAATCAACTCTAGTAAATTTGACTATTGACTTAGCTAAATATTGTAGTTCTTCTGCTTTTCCTTCACCATACTTTGTGTCTAAATATAATGAGAATTTATACTGCTCACCCTGCTTGAACATATTACAACCGATACACTGTGGTTGGCAATTTTCTTCATCAAATCTTGTAGCTAGGAAACTTCTTGATTGGAAATGACCACATTGCATTCCTTTTTTATAGTATTTAACACAACCACAAGTGAAGCATTGTACAAGCCCTTCATCAGTTGCATCTCTCAGTCTGATAAAAAGACTAAACCATTTGTCTAGTTCTTTTTTAAGTTTACTAATTGACTTCATATACTCTTAATCAAATTTGCAACCATTTTCCAATCCTCATCTGTGCTAATATCTTTGTTTTTATATAATTCACGCAATGAATTTAAAGCATCTTTGATTTTATGCTTTTTTGTTTTTTTAGAACTTTTTATATTTACAGGAAGTTTGTCTGTCAAATCCCATTCTATAACATTTCTTCCTGTAATACTACATTCTTTTTCTCCTCTTTCATATATAACACCTAAGTCTCGTAGTTCTGTAAACCTAGAACTCACTCCAAATACTCCAAATGTAGTTTTGGCATTTCTTATTGCTTCAGAAGATGTGCAGGGAGCAGAATATAACAATGCTTCATAAACTTCCAACCTTCTTTTGCTCAATAATCCTGTTTGTTTAATTTCGTTGTAGCAGTCTATTGATGTTTGTCTTACTTTCATAATTTATAGGTTTTTTTCTTCTATTGTTAGGTAAATAATTAGTTAGTTGATCAAATCCAAATTGCATTTTAAAGGAGCTACACTTATCAGGATTGTAAAGTTTTTCTTTTGTCATTTTAAAATATTTGAGTTTGTATTAGTGGTTTATAACTTGCATCATATCTTTTGTTTTCTCCTTTTGGATATGGTTGTATTTTATAATTTAATTCTTTTAATAAATTTTTCTTTAGTTTTTTATTAGCTTTTATTTTTAAATATCGGTGTTTTTTTGTGTATTCTCCTAATGTGTAATTTTCATCTATTTTTGGTAAATTTGAAACTTTTAACCCTTTTGAAGTAATTGTTCTTGGATGTATTTCTTTTCCTTTATAAAATATTTGCCTTTCGTGAATTTGATTTAACCCACAATAAAGCCAATTAGTAGCTTGGTATATATATCCATTATGCCCAAATGTATAATCAGCATAAGATATTAAACATATATTGTTTGGTAATGTTTTAATACATTTAGAAACAAAAAAACTTAAAACATTTTTATCTAAATTTTCATTAATTACTAATCTATTTAATTCTAATGTTCTTATTCTAAGATTTTTAAATATTGATTCTCCATTGTTCATAACTCTTGGTGGGTTTCCAAATGTACAAATGCCAACTAATTTACTTTTATAAAACAATCCAAATGAATAAATTATTAAAGGTATTCTTTTAGCATAGTGTTTATATAATAGCCATTCTTTACATAATTCTTTTTTAATAGACAAAACTCTATATGAATTTTTTATACTCATTTTAGCAGCTTAATTGGTGGTTGGTAATAAGGCACATTCTTTTGTTTTAAAGTTTCTACTTGATAAGTGGCATCATCTATCACTTTCTTATGGGCATACGTCCACTTATAAAAGGTACGGATATTTAAAAATGGTTCATCTTTTCCAAATCTTACACCTAATCTAAAAGCATCTTGTATTTGATTAAATGTCATTTTACCAAAGCGTTTCTCTTGGATTAAATCTGTTGCAAAGATCTTACTTAGACTAGCTAGAGTTTTCGCATCTGTTCTATGTCCTATCTCAACTGAAGTTAATGCTACTAAGTCTAGGACTTTTTGTGTAAGCTCTTGAAGGTTTTCTTGTTTTAATGGTTTCATAATAATTTTTTAGCTTGTTCATACTGACTTAATTGTGCATCTAATTTACTCATTGTTGGTTTTTTATAGTTTCTTTTCTCCCAAGTTATGACTGCTTGTTTCCAATCTTTCATTTTGTTTTTACCTATCATCCAACCTTTAGATTCGTAAAAAGCTATGAATGCTTCTGCATCTATATTATTCTTACGCAATATACAATAATTTTTAACTTCTAAAAGATCTGGCTTTTTAAAGTATTTATTAGTTATTGTTATTTCTTTATTCTTATTAATAGTTGTTAAATTTTTAACTGACAAGTTGTTTAAAATTTGAAGGACTTGTTCTTCATTTATTTTAAAGTATTGTTTTGCAGGTATTCCTTTACGCTTAACTTCTATCAGGTTATGTTTTTTAAGCGTTTTAAGACACTTTCTTTGGTGATATGAGTTTAGCGTTGTGTCTTGTTCTATATTAGCTTCAGTATTAAAAAACCAACCATCAGTCATTCCATTAGCTATAAAGTATTCTTCTTTTGAAATTAGGTCAGCAAGTAGAATTGCTTCTTTTAATCCTACTTGCCTTGCCAATTCTTTATTTAATACAATAAAAGCTGTACTACTTAAAAGGTGTTTCATATAATCTTAATTGTATAATGATAATTTTTAAGGACAAACTTAATAATTTCTAATTGATTACTGAAGTCAAAATAAGATGTTCTGATTTTACATTTGACCTTATCATTTGTTACTTCTAAAATTACTTGTGAATTTTTATCAGCTTTAGATTCTTTAACTCCATTTTTAAGTAAATATTTTTTCATAAAATCACCATCTAAAAATACCTCCCTGTCCTCATCTATACTCTTGTAAGCCTTATAAACTTTAGTAAAGGCATTCCTGTAAGATTCACAGTTTGCATAATTATCCTTATGACACTTTTCATAGTGATAGATTAAAGTTCTATCCCTTTTAAATGCTTTAGCAATTACCTTAGGATGTATAGATTCTTCTTTTCTACCTATATAAGCAGCTACTGCTCTTGCAATGTGTAGTGGTCGTTTCCTGCTTTTTAAAGCAAGATCATCTGTTGTAAAGCCTAAAGCTCTAGTTGTAATTTCACAGATGTATCTGAAGTTGTCTTTTTCTATCATTAGAATGGCATATCTTCATCAGCAGTAACAAACTTGTTGCCTACTGTTTCTTCACCTATCTTAGCGATAAACCAACCATCAATATTATGGTAGTATTTGCCCTTAAACTCTCTTGAGGATAAGTTGACTGAAACACTAACCTCAGTTCCTTCTTGAACATCTCTAAGGCTTTTAACATTATCCCCAAAGAAAGTAACTACTACGTCTTTCTTGTATTTTACTCCTGACTGCTCAATTAAGATTGATTGTTTCTCCCAAGATTTACCAGCATCTGATGTTCCTGTTTCTCTGTCTAATTTTTTGACTAATTTTCCTGTAATTTTCATTTTTATTGTGCCTGTTTTTGCAGGTCTTTATTAATTAATTATTTGTTTCTTGGTTTAACATTCTCGTTAATGTACTTTCTTGCTTTTCAGACATTGAGTAGTTTCTCATCTTAGATCTTACTGCTGAACCTTTACCTGTATTAATAAACTCTAACATAATATTGTAAATGTCAGTAGTCATTTTAGCTTTAGCAATAGGCTCATTCACTTTATTACTATCAGCATCTTTAGTATCATCTAATAAAAATAAGTTTCCTAAAGCATATTTTTTAGCGTAAGAACTACTAGAACCAAAAGATTGTGCAATATCCATTCCTTTTCTTTCTGGATTTATACCTGCTTGAGCTTCTACAGACATATTAGTATCTCCATCTGAAATAGAAACTTTAGAGTTTAGGACTAAATATCCTGCAATCTCTTTTGTAGTTTCTGTAATGGTTAAATAACAGTTATACTTCTTTAGTAATGGCTTTACAGCTTCTAGTATATCTTCAGCACTTCGGTACTTGTACTTTCCAAAACTGTTAAACTGATTCTTTGGAGCTTTTAATTCGCTTTGTATAGCTATTAAATAGTCCTGCTTTTTTTCTGTTTTCATATATTCTGCCTATGTTAGTGGCTAGGACTTTTGCCTGTTAATAATTTTGTTAAAAATAATAATTTAATTTAATAATCTGAATACTTAGCCCAATTCTTTTGAAAAATATGACTAATATCATCTTCAGTAATTGGATAGTCTTCTAATTTGTGTACTGTATCTTCTATATTGCCCACATAAAATGCTTCGTGATTTTGAAGCTCCCTTAGTATGATTTTATCCTTACCATTTTCTTTTAAATCTTCTTGTATAGAATCCTTGTATATCTTATCTAATCCATTTATAACTTCTTCAACAAAAGGTTTTTCAGTAAGCATTCCCTGACCTAAGTTTACGTATTTTACATCATCTTTTCTTCCTTCTTCAAATTGTTTTTGACTGAAGGCAAATATTGTTCCAGTTCTATTAAAAAGTGCAGTTTGCTTTGCTTCCATATAATCGCTTAAATATTTCATTTTGTTTTTATGTATTTGGTTAATTGTTCTTTTATATATTCTAATTGTTCTTTGTCAATCCATTCTAAAAAGTTATAAGAGTCAAAACAGATTTGAAAGTCTTTTCCATATTCATCTGTACCTCTTAAATATACTTCGTTTTCGTGTGCTTGGAATGTATTAATATCATTCATTCTTTTGTGTATCAGTTTTTCTTCCATTATTTTAAGTTTAAAATTAAAGCTCTTTTATTTATTTTGTATGCTTCTTTATATTGCTTGAGCTTTTTATTCACAATATCGTTATACTCTTTTAATGTTGGTTTATCTTTTCTGGTTTCACTAAATACTATTTCTTCCCAATAGCTACCTTTCTTTTCTGTTTCGTAAGGAAAGGTTTCATCAAGATTAAGACCTGTAAGTGTACAGATGTCATCAAGAGCTGCATCTATTTGTTTTTGTGTTCCAAATATTCTAACTGCTGTGCTGATTTGATGACAGTCGTTATCAAAGCTGTAAAGTTGGCTATCCCATTTTGAGAATGTCTTGTATTCTCCATTAGGATAAAAGTAGTAGTCTTCGCATTTTAATTCCATTAGTAGTTGAGGTGTATGTGTAGAAATACTGAAGCTGTCATTAATATTATAAAAGAAGTATATAAAAGCCAAGATGGTATTTTATCTACAAATCTTTCCTCTGTGTTTTCTATTGTGTAATTCTTGTAGTCATTTTTGAATACAAATGTTGCAACTTCTTGAGCATTCATAAACTGAACTGATTTTGTCAGCTTGTTGGTTACTTTGTAGTCTGCTCCTGTTTTAATGTTTAGTGTTTTCATTTTATTTCTTTTAAATTAATTATGGAACAAAAATAAAACAAATATTTGGATTAACTGACATATTAACATAATTATTTACAAAGTTATTAACAATAATAATGTTAGTAATGGTATTTACTAGATTACAGCAACTTTAAGTGCTGTCTAGTGTATTAGTATAAAAAGCGTGAGAAAGTGTCTTAAAAAGCTAAAGGGTAGGGTAAAAACTATAGGCTACAAAGTAATACTATTACAATTAATAGCATATAAAATAAAGTAAGTCTAGTTGAGTCTTTTGTTTTCATTACAAAGGCATCAAAAGATTCAAAGGGGTTTCGCCATTATTTAATACTACTGCACAACCAACAGCAGGTCGTTTACCATACTTAGCGTAAGCCAAAGCGTAGGACTTATGATTGATTCCACAACCGACTTGAGTTCCATACACTCTAAACTTCTTGCCGACATAGTGTTCTGTATAGCATTGTGTATGTAAATGCCCTTGTACTGTATTCATCATATCAGCACGACATTTAGTCCTAGCCGTTCCACCTTCACCGTGAATGTATTGTACCCCATCTTGTTCAAAGCGTTCTACAAAATCCCAATTAGGAGTTCCTAAAACTTCTTTATAAGACTTGATCCATTTACTTGGAATAGCTGAAGTCTGTGCTTTTCTCATTATAATTCTGTCGTGATTTCCAATTATAACTTTTGTGCCTTTTTCGTCAAAGGCATTGTACCATTTAGAAAGTTTTTCAATAGCTAGGTCTAATTCATCTGCTCCACCCATACCGTCAGCACTCGTTTCGTGATAGGAGCTATAATGATTATCTATGACATCTCCTATGAAGATTGTTTGAGTGCAGTTGTAATATTCGTACTGCTCTAAACAAAAATCAAGATAGCCTTCTAAACAGAATGGTTCGTGAAGGTCACCGATAACTAGAACATTTCTAGCTTCGGTTTCCCTCATTTTTTTTAATGCCACTATTTCGTGCGGCTTCAATCTATATCTGTTATCTTTTAGCAACGTCTGCTATTCCTTGAGCGCCAACTAATGTCAGTAATGCATAGTAAAGGTTTGTAGCTGTAGCTTCATCTACACCTAAAAAAGTTACAATTACAGGTACAACTACTGAACTCACAGCGTACCAGAACTTCTTTGACTTGAACATTTGTCCGATTAAAAACTTTTCTAAAAATTTCATATTATTTATTTTTGATTATTAAATTAATATTTGTGCCGCCTAAATTAAGTATTTCTTTCATCAATAAATCCATTGCTAAAGTTGAGTTCTGAACAAAGTCCTGTTGGCTTCCTAATCCTACTAGAATACAGCCGCTTGTATCTTTAGCTGAATTACCTCTATGAAATAAAATCCAATCTCGGTTGGGTACATCTTGAACTAGAAGGTGCAAGTAATCTCTTGTAGCTGATTCTCTTGCTAATCTTAATCTAACCTTATACTCACCTTCAGGAATACAAGATATACTTCTTTGATTGTCTTTCCACGGCAACTCTAAAGTATCACACATACGTTCACCATTCAAAAACAATTCACCGATGGTAGATTTTTTTGTAAATGTATCTCTTATGATAAGAAGATTGATTGTTGCCAAATTACTTGGAATAGACTGCGTACACTTTAACGCCTTTAACTTCTTTAATAAACTTCTTAACCACTTTATCATCTTTTATTGCTTCAGGTTGATACTTAGGATTTAAACTGTTTAGCTTACGTTTCTTAGGCATTATTTATTAGTGTCAAATTTAAAAAATTTATATATTGTATATGCTATAGAAAGTACCAAAGCAATGAAACTTAATATTTCATTTGCACTTGCTAAAGTAAAGCCGATAGCTGAACCATTAGCTAATCCTACTTGTAGTGTGTCTTTTAGGTCTGTCATTTTTTATAGTTTTTTTATCCAAGTAGGATTTTAATTTTGTTATGTTCTTTGGTTTTGTTTTGTAATGCTTCTTCATTATGTTAGATCAGGAGTTAAGAAATTTCTTAATGTAAGCCTAGTTCCTTGCCTTGGTTTTTCAAGGTTCATTCCATTATAATAGTTTTCAGATGATGGTGAAACATCAGCTCCTGAGTTTGTAGAAAAAGTAGGAAAACTAGAAATATTGTTTCTCAGGTAGTCAATCATTCTTTCCCTGTAGTAAGAAGCTGTATTCAAAATTTCTTCACGAAAACTTTGTGCTTCTGCTGTAGTTAATGGAGTTCCTGTTTCTGAGGTCTTGGAATAAATGTTACCATTTTCCACCTTATGCCTTAGATAATTAAAAGCGTGATAAAGACTATATCCTGGCAACATATCGCCAATGTATTCATCTACTAAAGTCTTATCTGCTCCTGCTAAAGTACCTGCTATAATTTCATCTTTCAAATGTTGTGTTAAGTCAGTTCCAA